ATAGGAAGGCGCTGATGAAGAGATTTTCTTTTCATTAGCTCCGTTCCTGTCAAAGTTAAATTTTCCAACCATGGTATTCGATTTTAGAGCGATTTTGTATCGCTGCTTTTCCATTATGATCGTTTCTTTATGGCCTATTTCTGAATAAGGTTGCTAGGAAGTGTTTTTAAGAAGGTACAGGTAAATCCGGGAAACTGGATACGCAGTTAATAGCCTTTCTGCGTAGTTTTGGTAGCTGATTGTTATAGCGTACGTGAAAACTCGCGTTATGATAAAGTAACAAAACTCAGTGTATTCGTTGATTTTATGTATAGAATTTGATTTCTGATATTTTTCACACCTTGTGCGCATGGAGCCGCAAGTTAGGAGAATTGTTGTGAGCTGATTTTATTTTAAAATTAATGTTTACGCCCCAATGGTCAAGGCTCGTCCCCTTGATGGTTGGTTGCTCGAGGCCTCATGAAATACCGATTTATGTTTATATATTTGATTATTTATTAATTTCGTTTTTTGTATTTTCCCCGTTGGGAATAGTTTCTATAACTGCTCACCCCTATGGTACGCATGGAGCTGCTTAGTTTAGGAGTTGTTATTATATATTATAAAGAAACCAAAATGAATTGTCAAAATAAGAAATTTAATCAAGGTTCAAAGGACGCTGAAAAATCAAAAAAAGAAAATAAAAATACTGAAAAAAAACAAAAAATTAGTTATAAGTTATTGTATGTAAGAACTGGTGAGTTGAGAGACGTAACGGCTGATAGATTCGGTGCGATGAAAGGAGCAGTTATTGATTTCACTAGTTTTAAAGTTCGTGTTATCGGAGACATGCCTAGAAGCCAAGTGAGAAGGTGTGTGTTAGATGCTCAAGGTTCCACTGGGTTGTTTAGTGGGTTTACCAATATGATATCCTCTTTGATTGATACGCATAGTAAAGTTGTTAGTATTATTAATGGTGCGGAGAATGTTTTTTCGAAGTTGAATAAACGATTTACTCTCATAGTCGTCAAGCTTTTGATGGAGTTTATTTCATTTTCGAGGTCAGATAGTAATTGTAAGTTGGAAAGCTTGTTGTCTATTTGTCTTTCAATTTATAGTTTAGTTGATCACTTTGAATTGCAAGCCCAGGGTTTAGAAACTGTGTTGTTGGCTACTGCTATGCCGTTTTTACCCCATCAATTGAAGGAGGTGCTTAAACACATTACTTTGTTGTCTAGTACAAAGGTATTGGACGACTTTTCTCTTTTACAGAGATTGTTTGATTTGTTAGAGAAGTTTTTGTTGTATGTTACGCAGGTGTTAGGCATAGGTCCGGAAGTTTCTCAATCTATTGTTCGATTATTTTCTTATGTTGGTTTCGGATCTAAGCATCGTATTTTGAGTGAGATGAAACGTTTAATGGAAGAAGCTTCTAAGGATAAGCGCATCTTTAATGGAGTCGCTTACAGAATTAAGTGTATGACTTTGAACAAAGAGTTTGAATCTTGTTCGGAATTACAGGATTGGTGTAAGCGTTGCGGTTCAGTTGCGGATCTGTTAACTAGGTGGCGTTTTCATATAAAGATAGTGCAAGCGAATGAGGAAACTTCGCGAGTAGAACCCAATTTATTTGTCTTTGAGGGACCTCCCAGTTGTGGCAAATCTGTGTTATTGAATCAAGTTCTTTCAGTACTTGGGTGTAGTACGTATTGCCATTCAGTTCCTGATATTAATGAGGGCAAAGATTTTTATGATTCTTATAATTTTGAGGACGTTTTCTATATGGATGACGTTGGTCAAAAAGGTATCAGTCAATGGCGTACCATAATTAATATGGTATCTAGTGTTAAAATGCCTTTAGAGTGTGCAGAAGCGAAATTGAAAGACACTAAATTTTTTAATAGTCATACTATCTTGGCATCTACTAATCAGTTTATGACTTTAGATGGGTTGTGTAGAACTGATGGTATTGCTAATCTTGAAGCTCTTTGGCGAAGAGCGTTTGTTTTTGATTTTGGTGGTTTAATTTTCGATAAGGGCTTGTTTAAAGGTCGCGTGGTGTTTAGACATTATAGTTTGAAAACCAAGCGATTTGAACAAGGCTTTCCCGATTATTTTAAGCTAGATCAGCTCGATAAGTCCAAATTAATTACTGAGGCGTTCTCTATTGCTGATTCTACTAGTGATATGGAAGGTGTTAGAATTTGGATGGGCTCGATTATCAAAGCTTTTGAAATTAAAAAGAGAAATATCCAAAGATCTCATACTATTTCTGAAGCTACGCGAGATGCCAATTTGACAGTGATTCGTGATACAGTTAGAGATATTATGTTTCCTAAACAAGAATCAGTTGTCAGTTATCCAGCTTCAGATATAAGTCTTGGGAATTTTAAATTCGTAGTTAAAGAACATGAAGAAGCGTTTGTTTCAGCGGATGAAGGATTGTCTAGTCAAGGATTTTTAGACTTTGTTTCGGATATGAATATTAAATCAAAAGTTTTTTCTTTTTTTGGTTCATATGTTGGTTCGATAATAGCTGACCTTTTAAAGGATGAGTTGTGCAAGATTATGGAGAACTGGGCAGATATAAAGTTGTGGCAGCAACTCGGAGACATAAAGAAGAAGTTTAACTTTTATGTCGGTGGTGTTATTTGTGTTATTTCTGCTTTGGTTATCTATGCCGTATATGCGATGTTTGGTTCTGAAAAGTCAGTAGAGTTGGTTGGACAAGGTGAAAAGTTTACACGGAATACTGCTGGAGAACACAATGCAGTTGAAAGTTTAATGAAGAATACTTTTGAATGCACTATTAGATCTGAGGATATTGAAATGAGTTGTCAATGTTTAGTGAGCGGCAGGTCAATTTTATTACCGGCTCACTTGAGTCCGGCGGAATTTATGAAGATCAAGATTTATCGCTCTAAAGCTTTGAATCATGTTTGGTTGGAGTTTACTGAAATAAAGAGAGAGTATTTGAATAATGAGTATGATGTTGCTCTCTATACCTTACCTAAAAGTTTTCCTTCTCCGTTTAAGTCGATGTCCCAATGGTTTGGGAAGAATAATGACGGAAAAGAACAGTTTTATTTGATTTCCGGTCTTGGATATCGTAAAATCGATGTTCCACGAACTCTAGGATCAGTGAGTAAGTACAGTTTTCGGTTTGGAGAGAGAGTTAAAGAGTATTTAACGAAGAAGGATTATGTTACGTATGATGTTCAGGCTTCTGGTTTATGTGGTTCCATACTCTTTTCTACTATGCGAGGGGTGTTGGGTATGCATGTTGCGGGACATGTTATGGAGGATTTTGGAGTGGCTACTGTGTTGAGTGTCTCTGTGTTGACTCAGTTACGAGAGATACTCGAGGAGAAGAAACCAGTGGTGAAGTTGGATTTTGAGTTTTCGGGAAAAAACCGAGAAAATAGTAGTGTTATACAGTTTTTTGGCACCGGGTTGCAGTCACACACTCCAAATTCCTCGAATATTGTTGATTCTGCGTTGTATGGGATTTATCCAGTGGATAGGTATCCCGCAGATTTAAACAAATATGGTAAGGACACCTTGAAAGAAGTGAGTAAGAAATCTTTCACACCTTGTGTAGCATTGAAAGAAGCCGAAGTTAGATTTTGTCGATTGGTCTTGAATTCTATGATTGGCGATTTTGGTGTTTTGTCTGATGGAGAGGTAGTAGGTGGTACCACTTTGTTGGCAGGTTTAAATAAAGATTCTTCCAACGGTTTTGGTTTGAGTAAGAACAAAGAGGATTATATCAATTTTGTTGATAAGAAGTCCACTGATCTATTTACTCATATGATTCATGATATTGAGGTGAAAGCTTCTTCCGGAGAAGTTGATTGGCGTCATGTGGTTTGGCAAGAGTGTTTGAAAGATGAGCTGCGTAATGAGGAGAAAGATGGTGTACCCAGAAGTTTTCGCATTGGTACGCTAACGCAACAGTATTTGGTTAAGAAGTACTTTGGTAGAATGGTTGAGCACATCATGTCGCATCGTAGTTTTAATAAAATTATGGTAGGGTGTAATCCTGTTAAAGAGTGGCCTCTAATTTATGAGAGGTTAGTTTCCGGTAAAGTTTTTGCAGGAGATATTAAAAATTGGGATGGTAGTATGAATGCTGAATTGCAGCAGTTAGTTGCTGAGGTGTTGGTGGATAAGAGCTTGAGCACGAATAAAAATTTGTTGTGGGCCTTAGTAGGTACTTTAACTAATTCTCTTGTTGTTGTGGGAAAAGATACGTTTTTGACAACGCATTCGATGCCTTCCGGAAGTTATTTAACCGCTATAATGAATAGTATTGTTAATAAGTTGTATACGGCTATTTGGTATTTTAGAAACGTCAAGCATCCTACTTTGCTTGATTTTTGGGATTCTGTAGACGATTTTGTTTATGGAGATGACAAATTAAATGTGGTTAGAAAACATCATGACACGTTAAACGCCGTTACAATGAAGGAGTTCTTTGAGAGTGTGAATATGGGTTTTACTGATTCGATGAAAAATCCGATTTCTTCTCCTTTTCAGGATATCTCTGAAGTTACTTTTTTAAAACGGAGTTTTGTGTATCATAACTTATTAAAGAAAATAGTTTGTCCGTTAGAATTGAGAGTGATTCAAAATACACTCTCGTATTATACTGCAGGGAAAGATCACTTTGCGGTATTACAAGATAAGCTTCACGCTGCGCAGCGTGAGTTTTTCTTGCATCCTAATAGGGATGCTTTATTATCTGATCTGTATCATAGGTTGGAAACAGTTGGGATTTCTTACACCAAGCTAGGAGTAGAGTATTTGCTTTCAGTTTATCTGGATGAGAATGCGGTTCTTCCCTTGGGCTTTGGTGTTCCCGACTTATATTTTTAAAGAAAAGTGTTTATGTGGCGTTATAATTCTACTCGATCTCTTAATGAGTAGGAGCGACCAAATTCTTTTCTTCTTTTATTTAAAAAGTTAGAGAGATGAGTGATTGGTGTTTATTGTAGTATACACCCTCATCTTTAAATTAATGCTACAGCTAAAAACATGAATTTTAATTATAATCAAGACACTGGTATGAAGGAGACAGTGTCGAATTTTTTCTCCTCTATTAAATCTAGATCAGCCATAGAGCCTGATAAGATGTATACGAAATTTCCTAAGATAGCGTGTGTTCCAGAAGAATTGAAAATGGATTACACGAGGTTGTTAGCGAAACCTTTTTTTATTAAGTCTATACCGTGGGTTACTACGGACACTGTAGGAACAGAGTTGTTTAAAGATTCTGGCGGTGATTTCATCGATGGTTTCAATGTTCCTACTTCTCTTCAGCTAAATCAGCTGGCTCGTTTGCCCTTCTTTTCGTCAGTTTTGTATCGATGTAAAGTCAAACTTATTATTCAAGTTGCTGGTACGCCAATGCATCAGGGTTGTATTTTGTTTGGGGTGCAACCTGCTGGTTTTCGTGTTGAAGGAGCACCTGTTCCTGAGACTCTTGAGCGTTTTAACTCTTTAATGGCTGGTCCCCATGTGTTTGCTTTCGCTAATGAGTGTACGGCTGTAACGCTAGAAGTTCCTTTTTATTTTAATACTAAATTGGGTAAAACCGATTTGGATGGGCAGACTATCCAACCGAATTTTACTCGAAATAATTACGCACAAGTTTTAGCTTTAGTTTTGAATCCGTTGCAGGGACCAACGGGAGCTTCTACTAGACTCACGTTTTCTGTGCATGCGGAGTATTCCGATATGGAGTTTTATATTCCTCATACGGATCCCTTGTATGCTCCTACGCCTCCTACTTTTGAAGCTCAAGGTTTTATAGCTGATGTTAGTTCTTCTGCTACTGCTGTTTTGGATTCTGCTTTTACAAATGCACGCAATACTGTTTCTGATTTTTTGGATGTTGGTAGGGGGTTTGTTAGAAAATATACTGGCTTAGATGCCAATAACTTTCCTAGTATTTCGACTAAAGAGCATGTTGTGAGTAGACAAGTTGCCAACGTTGTTGATATGCCTAAGCAGTTTGAAAAGCTTGATCCTTATGGAGATTTTGATCGCGTTTGTAGTGATTACCTATTTGATACGGAGAGAGATGAGATGTTGGTTAGAGAAATAATTACAAAACCGCAATATATAGGAACTTTTAGGGTTCAAACTACTAATGGAGAAGGTGATTTGTGTTGGGCTCGGCCTATGTGTCCGGTGCAACAGCAGAAGAGTTATACTTATACGAATTCTGCTGGTGAAGATGTGAAGACAGCTGGATGGGATAATTTGTTGCAAACAATGTATTTTATGACTAGATACTGGAAGGGATCTATTAAGATTCATATCCAGTCTGTTATGTCCAATTTTCATTATTGTAAATTGATTGTTGCGAGAGATTACTCGATTCGCCAAACAGCTTTTACGCAGTATCCTGCTCTTCTTTCAATTCCGAATTTACTAACAGAAACGTTGGAGTTTTCTGCTGGTGGACAGGTTCAGACAGTTGAGTTACCTTTTGCTGCTCCCACGGATGTGTTGCCTAACACTACTGATTGGAATCTTATGGCTGCGCAAATGGGAATGTATTATATATATTTGGCGCAACCTCTGACGGTTAATGGAACTGTAGTGTCTTCTGCGCAGTTTAATGTGTTTATTTCCGCTGGGGATGATTTTAATTATTATGGATATTCTACGACTCCGTTGCGTATTTTAATGCCCCATACAGCTATTGGCCCACCGTCTCTTGCTGAAGAGTTGATAGACTTGCAAGCGCAAGGAGACATTACCCAGGATTCTAAGGTTCCTGAAGGTGTAGGAATGCAGAAATCTGTTACGTTTCAGCATATTGATGAAGCTATGCCGTATGATGCTGGTATAATGAGACCTTTAGTGTCGGTTAGAGACATGCTTCGAAGGTTTTATATTTCATCTAAGATTAATATTTCGCCTGAGGCCTTGAAGGCGTCACACGGATTGATACGAATCGATGTGGCTGAAGAACTTGGGATACGACCACTAAAAGGTGATATAAATTTAGATCGACGTAATGTAAATGCTTCCACTTTGCGTCTTTTGAATCACATGTTTTTGGGTTATGCTGGAGGCGCTCGTTTTAAGATTGTTGTTAACGGTAACTCCAGTGCAACAGCTTGGTTTGTACCTCCTGGTTTTAAGTTACATGGTTCCACTGTGGGTAATATTAACCAAAAAGAGTGGGCTAGTACTTTGCCTACTTCTGCTCAGTCATCCCAAGTACAGACTTCTGGGTATGAAATATTTTCTCCTGTTAAATTTGGAACTGGTCATCCTGAGTATTCAGTGCAAACGGTTACTCAAGAGTTGCCGAATATTGCCGTTCCTCAAGCCTTTTCTACTGCACTTTATACTGGCAATAATGATAGTGCTGGTAGTTATAGTTTACTTGAAGTTGAAGTTCCTAACTTATCTCCTTTTAGATTTGTTGGGGATTACACTAGCAAGTTGGCTCCTGATACTTATGTTACAGCGACGACGCCTACTAGTAATTTAGGTTATATTATGGTGTTTGTTCCACAGCAGATAAAAGTTGACGGCGCTACCGCGATCGGAGGTGTCTCTGTTACCGTTTATACAGCTGCGGATGACACAGCTCGTTTAGGCTATCAAGTGCATAGTCCTACCGTAATGTTTAACGCAGCTATCGTAGGGGGAGGCTCTCCCCAACCTGATTTTACCATTGCAGGTGTTGATTATGGTGTTCCAGGCACCGCTTTAGTTAGTTCTCGTCCGGATTACACTTTACCTTTTTATACTCGAACTTAGCGAGATTGTTTTATTTGTTTTTCTTTTTAAAAAACTTTTCTTTATTTATTTTTGGTTGATAACCCGATTATTTATTCCGTATTTATTTTGTTATTATTTATTTTGTTTTATTGCGAACGAACAATATATCTTATGTGTTCGCCCTGTGTTTAAGGTCTTAAGGAAGCTAGAGGGACTTTAAATATATCTATTAAGAT